GTGAATACGCTGAGTCCTTGGTATAACGCGAGTAGTGGAACGCTTTATGGGGAGATTACCGATGCAGCTATTTCGGTTGGCGGTGTTGCTAGGCGTATCGCAACTATTGGCGACGCGCCAAACACAGACATTATTGCGGTTGCCTACGCCGGTGGCACAGGTGTATCTACGGCTTTTGTAACTGATAACAACGTCAACCAAGCAAGTTTTTTATCCCCATCAGGGGCGTACGCGCAACCTACTAAAGTAGCACTTGCATATGCGGCAAATGATTTTCAGGCTTCCGTTAATGGATCTGCATTTTCTGCTGTGACTAGCGGAACGGTGCCAACCGTTACTCAAATGAGTCTTGGAGACGCAATTATCACAGCCGTTGGAAGAAACCTTAACGGTCATCTTCGTAGGGTTACGTATTACCCAAGGCGACTGTCTCAGGCAGAACTCATCGCCATCACAGCATGACCTTCGACCCCTTCGACCCATTCAACGAGGTGCCCATGTACTTTGACATGTTCCTACGTTTCGACACCGAAGCCGAGGCCAACTCGGCGCTGTTCACCGAGCAGACCAACGTGCAGGGCGACATCGTGGAAACCGTCAAGGTGCCGCGCTACGCCGCCATTGATGTCATCGGCACGATCTACAAGCCCACGGGCGAGATGATTACCACCGACGAAGGCGAAGTGCCGGAGATGGCCCCGCTGGAGGGCTGGCACGTCAACGTGCGCCACAACGCCGAAGCGCCTGAGTTGGCGGCCTATCAGGTGTTCCCGCAGAGCCCGGTGAGGGGTTGGGCATGATCGCGCAGGTGCTGAAGTCACGCACGGTCTGGTTTGCCATTGCGCTGGCGGTGCTTAGCGTGCTGCAAGGCTTCGTGCTGCAACTCCCCATCCCGCCTTGGGGCCATGCTATCGTTGGTAGCGTCATCGCCGCTGCCATCGTCGTGCTGCGGGCCATCACCACGCAGCCTCTCAGCAATAAGTGATATATTCCAACCGTACTGGCCCGTTGACCAGGGATTCTTCGGAATCACGATGGACGTAAATCCAGAAGTCGTAGCGGATATCGACACCGCACCCGCGCCAGAGGCCACGGCAGCCCCTGAGCCGCAGCAAACTCAGCCGGAAGAGCCACAGGCATCGAAGACGTTTACTCAGACCGAGTTGGACGCCATCGTAGCCAAGCGGCTTGCAAGAGAGCAACGCAAGTGGGAACGCGAGCGGGTACAGCAGCCCGCAGCCCAAGCGCCAAAGGCCGTACCGCCAGCGGACCAGTTTGAAAGCCCGGAAGCCTACGCGGAAGCGCTGGCGGTCCAGAAGGCCGAACAACTGATCGCGCAGCGCGACGCCCAAAAGCGCCAGGCTGAAGTGCTGGAGGCTTACCACGACAAGGTGGAAGCGGCGATGGACAAGTACGACGACTTCGAGCAAGTCGCGCACAACCCCAAGCTGCCGATCACCGACGTGATGGCCGAGACAATCCGCAACTCGGATGTTGGCCCCGACGTAGCTTACTACCTCGGCTCCAATCCCCAGGACGCGGCGCGCATTGCCCGCCTGTCGCCGTTCTTGCAGGCCAAAGAGATCGGGAAAATCGAGGCCAAATTGGCCGCGAACCCGCCCACCAAACGCACAACCAAGGCGCCCTCGCCTATCACGCCGGTGTCCTCGCGGACGTCCAACGGCACGTCAATCGACACGACCGATCCCCGGTCGATGAAGAACATGACGACCAGCCAGTGGATCGAAGCAGAACGCCAGCGCCAGATTCGGGCCTGGGAAGCTAAACAACGCTAATTTTTGAAAGGTAAATATCATGGCTCAGTCGTTGCTTACGATTGACATGATCACGGCGAAGGCTCTCGAAATTCTTGAGAACAACCTCGTGATCACTCGTAACGTGAACCGTCAGTAAACGAAAGTCTAGCTGACGTTAAACCTCGCTAATTGCTGGAAACCCCTTAGAGCCATGCACGCCACAACGCACTCGGAAACGAGAATCGTGACGGCCAAAAAGTGCTGGATTGGGCAATCAGCAGCCAAGCATCTTACCGTTAACCATGGTATGATGAAGGTTCAACGACTATCCCGAAAGGGAGTACGGCCAAGCGGCCGGAAATGCGAGGCAAACGTGAGGCAAGCGGTAAAGGATCGTTTTTTGGCAAAAGTGGCAGTGCGCGAAAGCGGCTGCCATGAGTGGACTGGTTGCCTGATGCCTAACGGCTATGGGCAGTTTCACAAAGATGGACGTACAGCTTACGCTCACCGCGTGGCTTACGAATTGGCTTATGGGCCTGCCCATCTTTATGTGCTGCACAAGTGCGACAACCGAAAGTGTGTCAACCCTGAGCATCTGTTTTCCGGCACGTTTGCCGACAACATGCTGGACATGGTTGCCAAGAATCGGCAAGCGCAAGGCGACACCAACGGACGGCGCAAGCTGTCTTCGGATCAAGTTCGTGCTATTCGGTCTGAAATAGGCTTGCATCGCGAGATTGCGGACAAATACGGCGTGACACCTTCGCTGGTGTCGATGATCCGTAGCGGACGCATCTGGCGTAGCGTTTGAAGATATAGTCTGATCCCTAGCGAAAGTTAGGGCCGCGAAAGCGGGCGTAGCAGTAGCGTGCTGCGTCGAACAGAATGATGACGATTCGTTCGCCCGTGAGGGCGCAAAGATTGGTGACACGCTGCGTATCCGCCTGCCGGATCGTGCGCTGGTCACTGATGGCGCTGCGCTGCAAGTGCAGGAAGTCAATGAGCAGCAGACCACGCTGACCATTTCCAGCCAGAAGCATATCGGCGTGAACTTCACGTCCGCCGAGATGGCCCTGAGCCTGGACGACTTCGCGGATCGCATCCTGAAGCCTCGCGTCAGCCAACTGGCCGCCAGCATCGACGCCGATGTGGCCAACTCGTTCCAGGGCATCTACCAGTCGGTCGGCACCCCCGGCACGACGCCTGCTACCAGCCTCGTGCTGTTGCAGGCCCAGCAGAAGCTCAACGAGGCCGCTGCCGGCATGAGCCCGCGCTACGCGACCGTCAACCCGGCCGCCAACGCGGGTCTGGTCGAAGGCATGAAGGGTCTGTTCAACCCGACCTCCACCATCAGCCGCCAGTTCAAGAACGGCATGATGGGCGAGGGCATCCTCGGGCTGGAAGAGATCAACATGTCTCAGTCCATCAAGCAGTTCACCACGGGTGATCGTGCTTCGACTGGCGCGTCGGTCAACGACACCCCGGCTGAGGGCGATGCTGAGATCACGCTGTCTGCGGCGGGTGCCAGCAAGACCTACAAGAAGGGTGAGGTCTTCACCATCGCTGACTGCTACGCCGTGAACCCGCAGACCCGCGAGTCCACTGGCAGCTTGCAGCAGTTCGTGGTGACCGAGGACGCGACCTCGACCGGCGGCGGCGCTGTCACGCTGAAGATCAGCCCCGCGCTGTACTCGGCGTCTGTTGCTCTGGCGACCGTGAACACCATTGCCGTCAACGGCAAGGGCGTCACGTTCCTGGGCTCGCTGTCCACGCAGTACCCGCAGAACTTGGTCTACCACCGCGACGCCATCACGTTCGCCACGGCTGACCTGATGCTGCCCCAGGGTGTTGACATGGCTTCCCGCCAGGTCCACAACGGCATCTCGATGCGTATTGTTCGTCAGTACGACATCAACAATGACCGTATGCCCTGCCGGATTGACGTGCTGTACGGGTACAGCGTCATTCGTCCGCAGATGGCTGTTCGGATGTGGGGGTGATCAGCGATGCCTAACACCAAAGCAGTTGGTGTGGCATTCGAGGATCCGCAACTCGACGGTGCAATCATCGGTAAGTCCGGTGGCACCGCCGGGTTCTACGGAACCACGCCTGTCACGCAGCGCGCAGCAGCGGTCCAAGCGGCCTCGGTCGTCTCCGCTTCGTCGTACATCACAGTCGGCTCGAATCTGGCGGCCTGGGCCGCCGAGGTCAACGCCACTCTTACGGGCCTCGGCCTGTGGAAAGGCGCCGCGTAAGCGGCGGAAAGGACTAGCATCATGGCATTCAATGCACCCAAGATCGGTGACGGCGAACAACTGGGCGACGGCAACCTTGCCGAAGGCCTGCAAATTGGCCGGGGCACCCAGCCCATTGGCTTCTACGGCAAGACGCCGGCCTCGCAGCGCGCGGCGGCCATCCAGGCCGCCTCGGTGGTGTCGGCATCGTCCTACATCAGCGTGGCGTCTAACCTGGCGGCCTGGGCTGCTGAGGTCAACGCTACCCTGACGGGCCTGGGCCTGTGGAAGGGCGGGGCCTGATCGATGGCGAAGGTTGTCTTCTGCGTTCCGACCATCAAGCGACCCTACCAGCAGTGTCTGGACAGCATTGAGGCCTCCGTGCCTCTGATCCAGGCCGCTGGCTGGGAAGACGGGATGGTCAACGAGATAGGCAACCCGTACATCAGCGCAGCACGGGCGACCATGCTGCGCAAAGCGCTGGACGCCAAGGCGGACGTGATCGTGTTCATCGACCACGACCTGTCTTGGCGTCCGGCCGATCTGCTCAAGCTCATTGAGACCGAGGGCGACGTCGTTGGCGGCACCTATCGGTTCAAGGCTAACGAGGTGTCCTACATGGGCACCGTCCACAGCGCCCCCGACGGCACGCCTGTCGTCCGCGCTGACGGCGCGATCAAGGCGCGACTGCTGCCGGCGGGGTTCTTGAAGATCACGCCCAAGGCGGTGGACGAGTTGATGACGTCCTACCCCGAGCTGTGCTACGGGGAGAAGTACCGCCAATCGGTGGATCTGTTCAACCACGGCGCTCACAAGGGTGTGTGGTGGGGCGAGGACTACGCTTTCTGTCGTCGGTGGGAGGAGCGCGGGGGCGAGGCGTGGCTGGTGCCTGACCTTGACCTGACGCACCACAACCCGGACAAGGCGTACCCGGGCAACTTCCACACCTACCTGCGCCAGCAACCCGGAGGCGACCTATGCCCGTCATCTACTTGAAGCATCCTGTTCACGGCGTCAAAGTGGCGACGCTCGAAATGGAGGCGGAGTATGATGAACAGAACGGCTGGGACCGCTATACTCCGGGCGAGGAAGCCGAAGACGAGCCAGTGCCGCCTGTGAACGTGCTGGCACGCCGCCGTCGCAGGGAGGTGCAGGATGGCTACAGCGGGTGACCAGATCAACGGTGCCCTGCGCCTGATCGGTATGCTGGCCGAGGGCGAGACGCCTTCGGCCGAAACGTCGCAAGATGCGCTTGCGGCGATGAACCAGATGATCGACTCGTGGAACACCGAGCGGTTGTCGGTGTACGCCACGCAGGATCAGGTCTTCACTTGGCCGGCGACCGAGGCTACGCGCACGATTGGCCCCACGGGCGATTTCGTCGGCAACCGGCCGATCCAACTGCTGGACTCGACGTATTTCCGCGACACCGGCAACGGGCTGTCGTTCAACCTCCAGTTCATCAACCAAGACCAGTACAACGGCATCGCGTTGAAGACGGTCTTGTCCAGCTACCCGCAGGTCATCTTCGTGAACGACACGTTCCCGGACATGACGATGACGGTGTACCCGGTGCCGAACAAGACGCTGGAGTTCCACCTTGTCTCGGTGACGACACTGACGCAGCCGGCGCTGCTGAACACTGAACTGTCGTTCCCGCCAGGCTACCTGCGCGCGTTCCGCTTCAATCTGGCTACCGAGCTGGCGGCTGAGTTCGGCGTCGAGCCGTCGCCCCAGGTATCGCGCATTGCGATGACCAGCAAGCGCAACCTGAAGCGCATCAACAACCCGAACGACATCATGATGATTCCGGCGGCCATTGCGCTGCGCCGCCAGCGCTTCAACGTGTACACCGGGAATTTCTGATATGGCCAACGTAAAGATTTCACAGCTTCCCGTCGCAACGTCTACCAGTGCAGCGGATAGCGTCCCTATTGTTCAGGGCGGCGTTACTAAGCAAGCCGCCGTTGACATTCTTGTTCCGTTTACGCAAGCCGGTTCTGGCGCGGTCACGCGCACTGCGCAAGCCAAGATGCGTGATACGGTCAGCGTCAAGGATTTTGGGGCTGTTGGCGATGGCGTGGCTGACGACAGCGCAGCCATTCAAGATGCAGTTGACTCGTTGGCTTCGGGCGGCACGCTGGTGTTTCCGTTCGGCACGTACAAGATCAACACGCACATCGACATTACGGTTGGCAACATTACGTTGTTGGGCAATGGCAGCACGATTGACGCCGCAGCGATGGCGTTTGACCCGACAGTGCGCAACAGCGCTGCCGTGTTCAGGTTTGATTCGCCCAACCCTACCAACTCGACGACGCTCGCTTCAACGGCCTTGAAAGGGTCAAAGACCCTGACCTTGACCAGCGCTGCTGCGGCTGTGGTCGGTAAGTTTATCCGCTGCTTTTCCACTCAAGTTCAGTATCGTAATGGCAGCGGGGCTCTTGCTTATTTTAATGACCAGAACCGTATTGTTGACGTATCTGGCAGCACAGTAACGCTTGAGACAAACCTTGAGTATGACTTGACCGTTAGCCCTTATACGGTTGCGGTCACAATGACGCAGCCAATTTCCAACATCACTGTTGACGGATTCACCATGCTGGGCGGTGGTGTTCGTCAAGACCCGCTTGGCAACGGGCTTGGGCCTATTGGTGTATCCGGCGAGTTTGTAGAGTACATGACCGTCAAGAACTGCAAGTTCTACGGTTTCCAAGGCTTCGCCGTTTACTTTGACGGCGCCAGAGACATTGTTGTAACTGACTGCTACGCGCAAGGTATTGATGCGGATATACCTATTGTTGAAACGCAAAACAGCGGTTTTTACGGGTTCAACGTAGCCCGCGCAGCGCGGGTTTTAATGACCAATTGCACCGGGCAGCGCGTCAGGCATCTGTTCGATGCAGCAGAGACCTATCAATTTGTTCAATCAAACTCTATCGCCAATAACACGCACAGGGCGGCGTTTGGCAGCCACGAAGAGGTTTACAACCTTAGCGTTATTGGCTGCACGTCTTACAGCTGCTACTCAGGCTGTGTGCTACGTGCCTTGACCGCCAACGTCACCGGCAACACGTTTGTGGGTAGCGACGCCGACGAAAGCCCGATTAGTTCGGGCGACATGCTGTACACCGACCCCGGCAGGGCGCAGTTCATCATCAGCAGCAACAGGTTTTACGCAACGACATCTGGTTCTGGAGCAATCGGCCTTTCTAGCGCTACTGAACTTCTTATCATTTCCAACAACACCATCGAGGGCAACAACCCCGGTGTTAGCTTGATCGGAACCGGTGCAAGTTACGTCAACACCAGCATCACCGGAAATATCTTCTTGTACGGTGCGTCACCTACCGCAGCCGCCGCCATTAACGTACCGACAACATCTGGTATTGACGGCGACTTTAAGGGGCTGTTGATTGCCAACAACACTTCGCGCGGCCACGCAAATAACATGATTAGCCTTTACGGCTGTTCAGACCCTACTAACCCTGCCGATTACATCAAGATCACTGATAACGTAGGCTTATCGGCTACTGGAGGCGGCCCTGGCAGCCTAGTAACACTCCGTAACGGTGGGTATTATGGCGAGAGCATCGTCATTCGCGGCAACACGCAGTGGGTGGATTCGTCTGCGGCAGTAAGTATCTGCTCTGGTGAGCAGTACCGACTGCGGGCTTACCCTGTCGTCGAACTCAACGACGAAACGAACAAAAACCTGCAAGGCAACCGCACGATAGCCGCCGGGTCCACATCGTCGCCAACGGTGTTGAACAACGCCACGCTTTTTGTTCAGTCGGTCATTGAAAGTACGGTTCCGACCGCCGGCGCCACTAACTACTGGCTCGTCACAACTGCGGGCACCAATGGCTCCATCGCCGGCGTGACCGGAGATATCACCGCTGGGTCTAACGTGTTGACGCTGACGGGCAACGACAACACCAAGGTGTACAACGGCTCTTACATCAACGTCGCTGGGGCGGGTGTAGCGGGGGCCACGTTGTCCCGCGTTCGGGTGGAAAGCGTCAACGCAGGGTTTACGGAAGTTACTCTCAGTTCCAACGCTAGCACTACGGTCACAGGCGCGGCGGTCTCTCGTGCCAACCCGGTGATTGCTGCTGGCGCAAACTTGGTGTGACCAGCCACGCTTAGCGCGCAATATGAAAACGCCAATTCTCGGATCCAGCTATGTAGCCCGCAGCGTCAACGCTGCGGACAGCCGCATGGTCAATCTGTTTCCAGAAATGGTGCCTGACGGCGGCAAGGAACCCGCGTTTTTGCAGCGCGCGCCGGGGCTAAGTTTGCTGGCTACGGTGGGTGACGGCCCTATCCGAGGCGTGTGGAAGTTCGGCGACTTTTTGTACGTCGCGTCCGGCGGCAAGCTGTACCGCGTGGATGCCAACTTTGCGGTTACTGAGTTAGGCCTGATCAACGGCAGCGGGCCGGTCAGCATGTCGGACAACGGCGTGCAGCTATTCGTGGCCTGCAACCCCGACGCCTTCATCTACAACGCCAGCACCGGCGCGTTCGCGCAGGTCACTGACCCGGACTTCCCCGGCGCCGTGACGGTCGGGTATCTTGATGGGTATTTCGTCTTCAACGAACCCAACAGCCAGCGTTTCTGGGTGACGTCGCTGAACGACGGTACGGCGATTGACCCGCTGGACTTTGCCAGCGCCGAAGCCAACCCGGATGACGTTGTTTCGCTGATGGTCAGCCACCGCGAGGTGTGGCTGTTCGGCAACAACTCCATCGAGGTCTGGTACAACGCCGGGCTGGCCGACTTCCCGCTGGCCCGCATCCAGGGCGCGGTGCTGGAGTTTGGCTGCCAAGCGCCCTACAGCGTGGCCAAGATGGACAACTCGCTGTTCTGGCTGGGCGCGGACGCCCGGGGCAGCGGCGTCGTCTATCGGTCCAACGGCTACAACGCCCAGCGCATCAGCACTCATGCGGTCGAGTGGCAGATCCAGCAGTACGCAGTCACCAACGACGCGCTGGCGTACACGTACCAGCAGGACGGACATTCGTTCTACGTGCTGGTTTTTCCCACGGCCAACGCCACATGGGTGTACGACGTCAGCACTGGCGCGTGGCACGAGCGGGCGTATTGGGACGGCGTGGAGTTCCGCCGCCACCGCAGCAATTGCCAAGCCAACTTTGCAGGGCAGATCGTTGTCGGGGATTGGGAAGGTAACGAGCTGTACGCTTTTGACCTTACAACCTACGCGGACAACGGCGAGACGCAACGGTGGCTGCGGTCGTGGCGAGCGTTGCCTATGGGGCAAAACACACTTAAGCGCACAACGCAGCATTCCTTGCAACTTGATTGTGAATCCGGCGTCGGCGCGGCGACTGTAGATAGCTACTTTATCTTGACCGAAAACAATTTGTTTTTGACGACGGAGAGTGACGATCTATTGTTGACAAACGATATTTCGCCTGATGTAGGGTCAAATCCGCAGGTCATGTTGCGCTGGAGCGACGACGGCGGCCATACGTGGAGCAACGAACATTGGGCGGCGGTGGGGCGCGCAGGCGAGTACGGGCGGCGCGTCATTTGGCGCCGGCTGGGCATGACGACCAAGCTGCGCGACCGGGTGTACGAGGTCAGCGGCAGCGACCCGGTGAAGATCGCCATCATGGGGGCAGAACTGATTGCCTCGCCGACGAGGGCGTAGCGTGCAAGACTACCCTCGCGTCCCGGCAGCCCGCGACCCGCTGGTCGATCAGCAAGCGCTGACGACCCGCGCCTGGTATCGTTTCTTCTCCGACCTATCGGGCGCCATTGCGATCGCCAGCACCGAGACGTTCGTGCGGGTGCAGAACTCCACTGGCGTGACCCTCCCCAAGGGTACGGTGGTGGGCTTCGCGGGGGTTGGGGCCAATGACTACATCTCGGTGGCGCCGTATTTGGCTGACGGCTCGACGCCTTCGCTGTACATCCTGGGCGTGATGGCTGAGACGGTGCCCGACAATGGCGCTACGGGCCTGTGCTGCGTCTGGGGCAACGTCAGCGACATTGACACCAGCGCATTCAGCGCAGGGGACATCCTGTACGCCAGCCCGACAGTGGCTGGGGCGTTCACGGCCACCAAGCCCACCGCGCCCGACAACGTGATTCCGGTGGCTGCGGTGCTGATCGACAGCGCCACGGCGGGCGTGGTGTTCGTGCGGCCGACGATTGAACAGCAAAAATACTACGGCGAGTTTTCGTTAACGTCAAATTTAACCGCCGCGTTGACTAACACTGCGTAC